CACTCTCCTCATGCCTTCTGATAAGATCCTGTTTTTGTTTTTTATACTGCTGTCTAAATCCTGGCATTTTCATCCTCCCTTACGTTCGTTTTTGATTTCTGAAACTGCTACTCTAACTTCTTGCGCTATCACTTTGATATTTTGCATGGCTTTCCGTACACGAGCGCCTGCAGCATTATTGCCTTCTTCAAACTTTATTACGTCGTCTTTACTATCATACACAATATCTTCTATCTTTTCAAGTAGATCTATTATCACCATCGTCTTCCCTCCTTTCTTTAGTTTGTAGTTTAGCGTCTATCCAACTTTTAAACACTGCAATAGAGAGTACTCTGAATGCTAAATATAAGCCTATCAGACCAAGCACCCCCCATAAAACATATTCAAGGATTTCCATTTTTATTTTTCCTTATTGGTTTACGTTTCTTTAATCTTGGGTTTTCATTTAAAGTATCTTTTTGATTTTTTTGGTATTCTGAATCACCTTGTTCAAATTTTTCTTTAATTTCTGCGGGTATTTTTGGATTTGAAAAATACCCACCTAACCAAAGTTGGGTCAAACCCTCAAGTGCTTTCTTTCTATGTTCAAAAGCACCTTTTGCTGATGCAAGCAGGTTTACTGCTTCATTAGCATCCAGCAAGGTCTGATTCGCCAGTTTATAATCGTCATCACTTGTAATTGCTGCTGAGATTGCTGCTTCAGTTGGTTTTTTGCCATCAAACAACTCTTTTCTATATTTTGCATCCAGCCCTGCCCTCACTACATCCAAAGCTTCTTTACAACGATCTCTATATGCAACAGAATCTACCCATTTCTTAGACCATTTCATATAGTTGGTGGAATGATCTCTCCAATTAATATCCAATTGTGCAAAATCGATTTCTAAATCTTCGTTGTATTCTGTCATTTTTTACCTCTGTGTAGCTTTGTATAGAATATCAAGTATACTATCAAATTTTACAGCGTCTTCTTCACTCCTGAAATATGCTAATGGTTCCACCATAGCACCTCTTGTACAGTATAGACAAGGCATCTTCCTATTTGGTAGCTGTGTTACTCCAAATTCAATCGAATAGGTGCCATCAGTTTTCTGTACTTTGAGTGATAGATGGTTTGGCATATCTTATTATAACACACTTTTTAGGAAAATGGTGATTTATTTTTTAAAAAGCAGATGTAGGTATTGACGCTTTCCATGCAAGATATATTTCAGTTGTCAATCCTCCTGCCCCACTGTACATTACAGGTTCCATAAACACTGTTAGGATTTCCGCCACACGATCAGTATTCTTCTTTTCGTTTAATAATACCTTATTGAAATATCCTAAGAATGCGTATCTGAGGCTCTCAGGCTCACCAGACAAGCCCTTAATCATCAAGGCTATATCTTTCCATTGCCCATTACCTGCAATGAGCACTTGAGCGATCTGAGCGATATTAGCCTCTGACATAGTTGCGTCCTCTATTGCCTGAAATGCAGTTTCGTCATTTGGTATATCCACTACGGTATCTAGTAAATTTAACGCAATACCTGGAGATCCATTACAGACATCAGCTATTTTTACCAACACATCGTCTGGAAATTCACTGACTCCTTCCTTCTCCAACACACTCTCCAAAAGCTTAAGAATTTGAGGCAATAGTAACGGCTTCATCTCTGATGTATGGCAACGGCGCTTTAATGTGGTCTTGAGCTTTTCAGGGTTCGTTGTACAGAGCACCATAAAAACATGTTCTGGAGGTTGTTCCAAAAAGACGAGGATGCTCTCGGCGGCTTGTGGAGTCCACATATGGCATTCCTCCATAATAAAAAGTTTAACGTCTCCATTCATAGGAGCAAATTGACAATTATCAATGATATCTCGAATTGTATCAATTCCACGAGTGTTCGAGGCCGCATATAAATAGAAGTCGCTATTGGAACAATCCAATTCATCCTTCAAAATCCGAGCACATGTAGTTTTTCCGCAACCACTTGGCCCTGTAAACAAGAACGAGTGTGGTTTATCTTTTTCCCTACTCAAAACAGATTGCAATGAAGCAATCACATTTTCATTGCCAATAATCTCATCAAATTTAGTTGGCCTGTGAACTGTATGAAGCGGCATAGCCCTATTTCCTTTCTTAGCTTATTGTGTTGTGCATTTATTAGCTTTTAATGGCATCCTATTGGTGGTATTCCCAAAAACATTCCATTGGAACAAACATCACCATTGACAACAAAATCTTCATCTTTAACATCATGCAGCATTCCTCTTGGCTCTTCGTTTTTACTGTCAACAAATGCTATTATAAAGTTGATACAATCCTTCCTACACACACTATTAATTAGTGGGCAAAACCATTGTGGCTCTTTCTCGTTCAATTCTTTTGCTAATTTCTCTGCCTCTTGTCTCGTCATTCATTACCTCCTTTTTTACTATAGTGTTAGTAACTCTTTTACAAATACCTCAGAATCTTCTGTTATAAATTGTATTTTATTATTAGCGAGATCAACAATTTCAGCAGCCATTCTATCAAAATCATCCATCATCCGCATAAATTTATGATAACTTCTACATTTTTTTCTATGTTTCTTTAATGCCCTTATAAAGGCCAAGTTAAAGTAGTTACCTGCCATATCTACCTGTTCGACTGTTGTTGCACTCCTAATAGCCCTAACTCCTTTTGCTGCTGCTACCCATTCATTCATATTTTAACCTCCTTTTTGGTCCATTTTTAGGTCATTACGCACCATTCTTGGTAAGGAATAGCTATTTGTATATCTTTTTTTAAACATTGCTGTTTGCCACCAGATTTCTTTTTTTGTTCTTTAATCTTGAAAAGAACTGCGACTATTTTTCTACCCCTCTTGATATTTTTGTATGTGAAATAAATATCACTATTTTTTTTTAATTCCCGTTGAGCAACAACCAAAACTTTGGCCTGCAAATCACCCCATTTTCTATAGTTATTCTCTATACCAATCATTTTTCTAAGTTCATCAAGTTCAATTTCCCATTCTTTCAATCCTTCAAAACTTTTCAGGATCATATATATACGCATTGCGTAAACACTGCTACAAAATAAAATATTTCTAATATCAAAATTTGTATATTGTTTACCTAAATTTAATATATACTCTTTAACACGCATAGAGAATTTAAAATAAAAGTAACCTGCCTGGTAGCAATAGTTAAAACTTTCTAGCAACGCCATATCTTCTTTATAAACTACGCCTTTTCTTTCTGTTGTAATAGTTACATATGTACTCAACAATGATTGTAATACCGAGCGTGCATTTCCATACAAATACTTTGGGAGTTTTGCTACCACACCATCTTTTCCTGGCATTTCAATATTTAAGAGATCTGACACAAATATTTTATATATACCCTTTTCTCCTGCTCTTTTAACTTCTGTGAGCATATAAAGAAACATTTGTGTTTGTGTTAATGTTAATCTATTAATTAAATTATTTGCCATTATGTATATACTTTTGTTTGCTTCATTCATATCAGCACGCTAATTTTTTTAAGTGTTCTATTAAACCATATAATAGTTTAATAGTCTTTTTTGATACTTCTGCAACTTGTTTTATAGATAGATGCTCTTCAATAATTGAGATAGTTATATGGACTTTGTTTTTATCTGTTGTGTTTGATATCCAACCGCTAATAAAATTCCAGTAGTGAATACTGCCTACACAATCACTTACAAATGCTGTTGAATAATCCCATAATTCGAAAAGGGCTTCTTTTCTAAAATTTATATCGTCTTTTTTGTATACAAAAGAAACTTCTAAGTACCCTGCATATTCGGGGTGGGGGCAGACATCAATCACTTGTTGTTCTCTTACTGCAAACCAATCAACAATTGCTTTAGCAGCTTGTACGTTATTGATTTCTGCTTCTTTTGCTTGTTTATTACGTTTTTGTTCACGTTCTCCTATTTTCTCTTCTTTTGTAAGAGTATTCCATCCACACTCTTTGTTAACTGGTTTAGGAGGCAACTCAATTCCCTCTATTAGTTGCACTGTTTTGTGTGATTTATGTTGTAGTAAATGATCTAATAAATTAACAGCGTCTTCAAAACAATCTGAATCAAACCATTCTGTGTGCCCATCAAAATTAGACGATAGATCAATATTATAATTATCAAAAATGAAATGTAGTGTTTTTTCTAAACCATGTACTTGTTTCTTACTACATTTAATCTGCATGGACTTTTTAAAATCAATTTCTCCCCAATATTTTTTCAGGGTGGTATAGCGGGAATACACATTATCTGCTTTGCCAATCTTGAATTTCTCGCCATCTGCTGAGAGTAGCAGATAAACATATGAATGATTATTTTGAGTTTCTATGGAGTCCTCCTTTACCACACCTCAAATCATAATAAGTACAGTCCTTTTGTTTATGAACCCATTTATGGCAATCAATACATAGAGTTATAGTGTTATCTACGTCATTGGCTAATAATGGCATTTGTGTAGCTCCCTCAATATGGTGGCAGTGTAGTTCTACTTCATCAATGGTTTTTTCACATTTTTGGCAGATGTAATCATCCCTCTTGAGACACATCTGGCGTATTAATGGATCAACTTCTCTTGATGTTGCTGGTTTAAACCCTTTAGGATAGAGTTGTTGTCTAAATATTGGACATGCATCTTTACAATTTTCAGAACAGTATAATCTACATTCACTATTATTATTTCCATTTAAAGAACTTACTCTATTAGAGATCATCGTATTTGTAGGACTGAAGTATCTACCGCAATAAGTACATTTAACTAATATATAGCCATTCTTACCGGCTATTGGATCTTCTTCTATTGTTAGCTGGTGTGCATATACTTTAAATTTTGCTTTGTCATCACAATGTATTTTGTTATATTCTTTTGTATACTCTTTGCGATATTCCATATTTTCTTGACACCATTGCTGTGTATTTTCACAACGTTTTTCTCTAATTCCTTCTCTTTTAATGTATTCTTTATAGTAAGCTTTACTCCATTTTTGATGCTCTTTTTTATGATTTTTATGATATTCTTTTCTATACACACGCTTTTCATCTATATGTTCCCTATAGTATTTACTTGTGGATATTACTTCACATTTCCTACAAATAGTATGTATTGTATCACGATCACTTCGATATCTAAAATTTTCTTCATTTGCTTCAAACCATCTCTCACATTTAGTACATTTTTGATATAGAATACCACACATAGTTTTTGTTTCGCGTTTATGTCTTTTACTGCCCATTTTACGATCCTCCAAAAAGAAAAGCCTGAGAGCAATCGGAGTCTACGAATAAACTCTCCTGCACCTCACGATACAGGAACTCTCAGGCTTGATTTCTGAATTATTCGTAGCATCGATTATCAGTACCATATCATACTCTCTGGAGGATGTCAAGCTTTATTTTGTATTTATGTAATCTTTATTTCTCGTTTGGTGTACCAAGGCATATTTTTCTTTGTAATTTCAACATCTACTGGAATTGGAACATCGATCCATGGGTGCAATATTCTCATTTCTTCACTCATAATATACACACAAGTTTTTAATACGTATTCTTCTTCCTCTGGAACAGCGTCTACGATTACGCTATCATGTATCTGGCCGATCAATTTAGATTTCCATTTTTCTTCTTTAGCTATTTCATTAATTAATATTATACTATGTAAAAGAAGATGGAACGCTGTGGATTGTATTGGGAAATTTGAGATTTGCTTTTCACTTAAATTGCCAACAAATCTAAATCCCATTTTATTTTCAATAAAACCATTCTTACGAAATTCTTTGTTGATTGTTTCTTTCCATTCTCTATAAATAGGGAAGCGTTCATACCAAAAAATCTGCTCAACTCCTTTACAATGCTCAGTAAACTCATCCAAATTATGTATACCCTGATCTCTCATATGGTGCTTTAATATAGTGCCACTTATGGTTTTACAATCTACGTGTTTCCAAAGGTCAATAGCACAATTTTTATAATACGACCCGTAAAAAAGGGAAAATACTATTCCACCCTTGGAGTGAAATCTAATTTCTTTTGTTACCTCATCTTGTGGAATCATCCAAACATCCATCGAGGCATCTCTATGCATATCTGTGGAATCATCCAAAACATATTTTTTTAAATTAGGATCGCCAGTAACCAAAGCCGCTATTTTAACTTCTATTGAACTGTAATCAATCTCAGCTATCTTACAACCTGGAGATGGAAATATACCAGACCTAACTAACCTACCTGCTTCTTCATCATGTGCGGGCTGATTTTGCCAATTCGGAGCGGAACTCGAACTGCGGTATGACACTGGAATATTTAGAGAGTAGAACGGGTAAACCTTCCCCCCACAAACTTCTCTCAATAATTGTGCAAAATAAGTCCCGCGCACCTTCTCCAACTTTCGTAGCCTCAGCAAATCATCCACAAAAGGCAACTTTATATTCTCAAGAGCATTTACGTCAACCTGGTAATTTTTCTTAGCTGTTCGTTGTGCAGGCAAACCAAGTACTTCGTAGAACAATTTACCCAAATCTTTTGTGGATCCAAAGTCTAATTCTTTCTTGGTTTCTTCTTGAAATTGTACGGCCTCTTCACTGTTTTTAAGTTTATTCTCAATTAAATCTATCTCAGTAGTTAATTTCTGGTCTTCTCTTTTATAATACTCTTCATCGATACAAATCCCATTCATTTGCATGTCAGAAAAGGCCAATGTGCCCTGATGAAATAGCTGATATGCTTCTGATAACCTATTTTTTGAATGTAATTGAGGGGTTAAGGTAAACATCTCCATCTGTTTTTGACACAATTTCGCAGTCATTTTTGTGTCAAGACCATTATATAAAAGCAGCTGGTCCAGTGGTGCTTTGTCTACACTGTTGAAATGACTTTTTCCTTTAGCTTTTAGGTATTTCTCAATTTCTTTATTGTATGGCTCTAAACCAAACTTGATATAACTCTGAAATTTTAATCCTGTATAGCTTGACCTATTATCTTCAATATGAGAAGCAAGCATTGTATCCCACTGCCAGCTATACGGCCTTACTCCTAAGATGATTCTGGTCCATGCATCCTCAAATTTAATGTTCTGTGCTACCCATGAAATCTGTTGATGTTGAAACAACTTACGCATCATCGCTTTGATATGTGTTTGTTGCTTTCTATTAAAAAAGTCACTGTACTGATATGGAAAAGCATACGCGGTTTTGTCAGGGCCTTGGCAAAGTGAAATGCTTGCTATCTTAGCTCCAGGCCACTGAGGTTTTAATGCGTTTGTTTCATAGTCAAGAAATAGTTGTATTGGCCTATTATCAGCTTGCTGTAATATTGCTTGTAATGTACTGATAATCTGATCAAAATCATACAAACAGACTACATCTTCTCGTTCATCTGTCCAAGTAAAGGGTTCTTTTTTGATACAGGAAGTAGCCCACTTCAGATCTCGTTTGAATGTTGCCTTCAGATTTTCATCATAATCATTTCTTAGTATATAACTTGGATGGAATAATGGTACTATACACGAACCTGTTTTTCTATCTGGTATACACAGCTTTCGCCATCGATTGATTGCAAGTTTGCTGAATCTGCCCATATACATTGACTCAACGGCTTTACCCCCCATAAGCCAGATAAATTTTGGGTTTAGTTCTTTGATAGTTTTATCAACTAAT